CTTTATTTTTCCTCCGGGGGAAATTTTCCGGGGAACAATTCCGAATGCACCTCTTGAAAGGGGGTTGAAACTATGGCTAATCTCGAACTAACCGATGAAGATCGTGTCGCAATTAAGGCACTACTCATCCAAGAGCGAGAACAAGGAGTCCCAATCCCCTTGCTTCCTGCCGATGTCGACTACAACGGAGACGGAATCGTCGATTCTTTCGGCCTCGATGACAACGACGAGGTCGTAATCGTTTCCGGAGTTGCTATCGAGCACACTCTTTACGAGTCTGACGGGGACGACATCACGATCGAGGTTGATTGACATGGTCACTTACGTTTATCGTAATGGCGCACGGCTCACGCCGCACATGTTCTACCAGATCGAGCGACTCAACTTCGATCTGAAGAAGCTCTTTGGCGTTGAGGTCTACGTCACCTCCGGCATTCGCCTTCCTCAAGAACAGATCGACATCTTCCTCAAGCGATACGTAACTGCGGGGAACATCAATGGCCGTAAGGTCTACGATACTCGAGTCTGGCGAGGAACTCGATACTACCGTATCTCTCGACTCGGAACCGTTGCCGTTCCAGGAACCTCTAACCATGAGATTCAAGGGAGTAACGCCGCTGTCGATATTCGGGACACTGGTTCTGGACCTGGTATCGCTACTGCAGGATCCGCACGAGCCAAATGGCTTCGGGAGAACTGCTGGCGGTATGACATGGTTGCTGAAGGGTACAACTTCAAAGAGCCATGGCACTACAAAACGCTCAACATTTTCAATGCCGTCCCAGGTGGAGGCGGCGCAAACCCACAACCGGCTCCTAAGCCTGAACCGGAAGAAGAGGACGAAGACATGGCCACTAAGCCCGTTGGACACTACATCGGTGGTACGCCGCAGACCCCTGCTGAACAGCGGATGTGCGTGATCTACTACCCCGACTCTGGGTACTACGAGAAGTTCTCTGGTGTGAACCAGGGATACATCAACGACCAGGCAGCATCTCACGGTACTGGTAACTTCACCATCATCACCGAGAAGCATTGGGAGCAGCAGTGCCTCCCCAAGCTCGAGAAGCTTCTGAATAAGTAAGCGCAATGTACGCAGCGCTCGTATTACTGACCGCTGCGGCCGAGGCCGACCCAATCACGGCTGTAATCAATCGTGATTGGGCGGCTCTCGGTGGGTGGTCCTTGTTTGTATCGCTCTGTATGCTTATCGTTCTTGGAGCTTTCCGAGAGTGGTGGGTGCCGGGCGCTAGATACCGTCGTCTCGAAGAGTCTTCTATTAAGATGACTGATGCTAACACCGATCTGCGAAAGCAAAACGGTCAGCTCATCACCGCGAATGAAATCACTAAGCATTTCTTCGAAGAGACGGTCCCCAGGAGAGGGGAGTCAAGACAATGAGCCCAAAGTGGTTTCAGAAAAGATCTCCGCGAGTTGACCCGGAAGCCCTAGAGCGTCAGGCGGAAGAATCTTTGAAGGAAACTAGGGGACAGCAAGCTCGCGTCAACGCCCTCACATCCTATCTCGAACTCCGCAAAGGCCAGAATGGCTTCGGCGAAGATTTCGACATCACAATACTCGTACCCAGGAGTTCCTAATGACGGATGTGATACATATTATCAACACTGTCGCGTGGGTTGGTGCTAACTTCCTTATCGCCTACAGCTGTGTTGCAATCATCTTGTTCGTAATTGGATACTACATCCTTTTCGATCCGAGAGCAACTACAGGTGGTAAGCTTATCTTCCGATTCATGCTATCCCTAGTTGGTGTGATCGGTCTTATTTTCGTAGGGGTCTTTGTCGACCCCGCTGGCAACCGTGAGTGGTTCACGTATCCTGGAGATGTAGACGTATGGAGACCTTTGGTTCGTTTCGGGATCTACTTCTACGTTTCTTTCACGATTACGTCCCTCGCAATTCTGCTGGTCATTCGAAAATTCAAACCGAGTCTCGTGCGCAAGGCTTCAGATCTAAATTTGGTCAAGCCGCGACACACCAACGAAATTCCGATCATCTCTTCCCGAAAAGAGAACGATCTATTCTAGCTGCAATCTCCGAGGGGTCCTCTTGTAGGGTCTCCAGCTCTAATTTTCAGGGTTTCATCAGCCCTTCTCCTTTCAAGAGTCGCCTGTTCCCCCAGTACAGGTGCTAAGAGCTGGAGGCCTTTCAGGAGGACTCCTCGGTCCAAACATATTCAACTGGAGGTGAATACCTATGGTGGCCAAGCGTGTTGACGCTGGTAACAGCAACTCTCGCCGACCACCGGCCAAGACGCCTGAAGATCGGGAGAAGCAACTTGTTGCACTCGCCTACGATCAGGCTGAAAAGCAGCTCTCCGATGGGTCTGCTTCGGCGCAGGTAATTACACATTTCCTAAAGATCGGTGGCGTACGCGAGAGGCTCGAGCTCGAAAAGCTTCGCAAAGAGAATCTTCTCACGCAAGCTCGTATCGATCAGTCGGCCAAGGGCGACAAGATGGAAGACCTCCTCACCAAGGCGATGGACGCATTCACGGAATACCGCGGTCTATCGGTTATGGAGGAAGACGATGCAGAGTAAGAGCTATCACGGCCTACTCCAATTGTCTTCCTTCGAGGAACGCTTCGAATACTTGTCACTTCGAGGTTCTGTCGGTGCTGAAACCTTCGGGTTCGAGAGGTGGTTGAACCAAGCGTTCTATACCTCTAGAGAATGGCGCGACAAACGACACGAAATCATCGCTCGAGATGAAGGTATGGATCTAGGTGTTCTGGGTTACGAGATTTACGACAAGATCTTGATCCACCACATAGTTCCAGTAACCCCCGAGGATCTTGAGGATGGAAGTCCGCTTCTGCTGGACTCCAATAATCTAATCACAACGACACATGTCACTCACAACGCAATCCACTACGGAGACAAGAGTCTTTTGAGACTTCCTCCAGTGGATCGAGCTCCGGGAGACACGAAGCTGTGGTAACTTTCAAACCGAACGACGCTGAGAAGGGAGAATCCGATGGCTGAAGTTCAAAATGGCATCTTGGACACTACGAAGAAGCTTCTGGGTATTCATCCAGATGACCCGTCTTATGATGGTCAAATCGTCACGAGCATCAACTCGGTCTTCGCCACCCTTCAGCAGTTGGGCGTGGGCCCGATTGACGGTTTCTCGATCGAAGATAATGTCGTTACGTGGGACGCGTACCTTTTGGGCGACAAGAACCTGAACCAGGTTAAGTCGTACATGTATCTTCGCGTCCGACTCATGTTCGATCCGCCTTCTACGTCGTTCGCAATCGAATCGATGCAGAAGCAGGCCGATCAAATGGAATGGCGACTGCAGGTCTACAAGGATCCGCCTCGCCCCGTACCAGCCCCTATCGTGGAGGACCTAAATGGCTGATGCAATCGCTGATCCAAATGTAATCGCCCACTACGGGCGCAAGGGTATGAAGTGGGGCGTTCGTCGTCCCGTCGGATCTGACGGTAAGGTTAAGGGTAGTTCCTCGACCGCGTCGGCAGACCACATCGAATCTCGAAAGGCGAAGAAGGTCAAGCTCGCCGAGCTCTCAAACAAGGACCTTCAGGCACTCAACAACCGCCTTCAGCTTGAGCGGACAAACCGTCAGCTTCAGACCCGAGACGCATTGACTGCCATCAAGAAGGGTACCGCTGTAGTTAATACGGTCGTTGGCGCAGGCACCGCAGTAACCACACTCATCGCTTTCTCCAAGAGTCCTCTCGGGCTCCAGATCAGGGAAGCGTTCAAGCAAGCAACCGCAAAGTAGAAAGGAGGATAGACAATGGCGCTGTCCAATACGGCGACCCCCATTTACTATGGAATGTTTCGAGACGCAGTTATGCGCGGAGAGATTCCTGTAAACGAGATGGTCAGTCTCGAGATGAACCGTATCGACGACCTCATTGCCAATCCGAACTTCTATTACGACGACCGCGCAATCAATGGCTTTGTCAAGTATTGCGAGGGCGAGCTTACGCTTACGGATGGTAACGACCTACATCTACTCGATACGTTCAAGCTCTGGGCCGAAGCGGTCCTTAGCTGGTTCTACTTCGAGGACATGAGTATCCCAGAGCCGAGTCCTGATGGGCACGGTATCCGATACGTCAACAAGACGGTGAAGAAACGGCTCATCCGAAAGCAGTACCTCATCGTTGCACGAGGTGGCGCGAAGTCTATGTACGCGGAGTGCCTTCAGGCTTACTTCCTAAACATGGACACCGCCACGACACACCAAATCACAACTGCTCCTACTATGAAGCAGGCTGACGAGGTTATGTCGCCCTTCCGTACTGCGATCACCCGAGCGCGTGGTCCACTTTTCAAGTACCTTACGGAAGGTTCTCTTCAGAACACAAC